CAGCGTGCCGGCGGTGCCGAGCTTCTTGGCCAGCGAATAATTCGCCGCGCCCATGATGAGCACCGGCTTGTTGAGCGGGAACGCCGACGCGTCGGCGTCCGGCGCCGTGCCGAGCAGGAACACGACGGCGGACTGCGCCGTGCGGATCGAAATGACGTCATCAGGATTTTCGAAGACGCGCGTGCCGTGATGAAAGGCGATGTCCGCCATGTGATCTCTCCAATAAAAAAGGCCGCCAATCCGGAAGGACGGGCGGCCTGGTGCGGGCTAGGCAGGGATGGGGAACGATCAGACGCCGTTGGCGACGACCTGGAAGGCGGCAACGATGGCCTGGGCCGCAGCCCGCTTGGCGTCGATCCCGTCGGCGCCGGCAATGGCTGCGTCGAGCGCGGCACGCGCCGCCTCGGCCTTGGCGCCGATCAGGTTGAACGCGTCGCGCTTCTCGATGATGAGCTCGGCGAGCTGCCGCTTGGTGAGCCCGCGGGCCGGCGCCTCGTTGTAGAGGGTCGGGTAGTCAGCCTCTGCGACGGTGCCCGGCCAGCCGGCGTCGCGGTAGGCGATGGCCTCGGCGTATTTGTTGTTGTAGCGCGCGTCGCGCGAGGGCGAGGTCGTGTAGACCGCGTCGCACATGGCGTCGATGACGGCGCCGGCCTCGGCCGCGACGACGCGCGTCATCTCGGCTGCGATGACATCGTCCGGCACGCCGGCGGCAGCCAGCTCGGCCGCCGTCATCATCGAATAGCCACGGCCGCCGTGGACCACGGTGTTAAATCGCATGTGTCAGTCTCCAGGTTCGAATGAGGGTGCGGGTCGGCGATCAGACGGTGGCGAGGCCGGTCTGCAGCCAGGACAGCGTGTTCGACGCGACTCCGGCGGTGTTCGTCTGGCCCTCGAAGAGGCGGCCATTGATGCTGGTGACATCCCCGGTCAGCGTGTTCGAGAACCAGTGCACATGCACGCCGGAGGAGTTCATGATCAGCGGGCAGAACGGCGTCGTTGGAATGTTGACGTCGCAGAGGGAGACCGCGACTCCGAATTCCTCGTAGCCGAAATAGCCACCCGGCGAGATCAATCCCCGGTATGTGCCGGACAGCGTGATCGCGGTCCACGAGCCGTCGAGCACCGGCATGTTGAGGGTGACGCCGACGAACGCGATGCGCGCATCGTTCGACATTTTGAAGCACGCCGGATAGCGGTTGTTCGGCGTCGTGGTCGCGTCGAGCAGACGGCTGAAATAGATGTTCCGCTTGACGACGCTGTCGGAGACGATGGCCAGCAGGCGGCCGTCGACCAGCGTCACGTCAGCCAGCGTGTAATCGCTCTTGAGCAGCGCGACGCAGATGCCGCCGCGCGGCGTCAAAGCCAGGGCCTTGCCGAGCGATTTTAGCGGCGCGTTGACGGTGCCGGCCTGTGTGTCGAGGCCATTCACCTGGTCGACGTAGAACGTCGTCGACAGCGTCGCCAGATGCGTCTGATACGCGGCGCCGATGGCGGCGATCTGCGCCTGCGCCACGTCTGCCACCTGCTGCGGCAGGTCCATCAGCAGGCCGGCCTGCTGCGTCAGCGTTGCGATCGAGGATTCGAGGCTCATGAGTGATGGCTCCTTCAGGTGTACCAGGTGTTCTGGATGATGGGGACGACGCGTTCTTTCTCCGTCTCGGTCGCGCGCCGCTGCAGACGGATCAGCTCAGCCGCGAAGATGGCGAATGGCCCGGCGATGGTGATGTTGACGCTCGGCCCGCCGGCGACGATGTTGAGCGCGTTGGGCGGCACCTCGCCGATGGCGAGCGTCATGCCGATGACGAGCGGGATGCCTGCCGTCTTGTAGGCGAGCGGAGCGTTGACCTCACTCCACACGGCGACGAGCGTGTCGCCGGCGAACACGCCGACCTCATGCACCCACGCCTGTGCCGTCACCTCGAACAGCCCTTCGACGAGGATCTCGTAGTCGCCGAGATACTCGCCGCCACCGATGGCGACGCGCGCGAATTCGTTGCGCAGCGCCGTCTCTGTGCCGGTTGGCACATAGCCCGCGTTGCCGGCATAGCCGAGCGCGATGTGCGTGAGGTCGAGCTGCAGGCCGTTGTTCGTGGCGTTGAACACGGCACGCAGACCGGCGCGCGTCAGACGCGCGATCAAAACTCTCTCTGTCATGCTGCGATAGTCTCCATGCGAGCCTGAACGATTTGCAGGGCGCGGCCGCGCGCGCCCACCATGAAGCGCGCTCCCGGCCGCAATGGCGGCGCGGTCACGGCCCCGGCGTGAACGTATGAGATGGCGCGGCCGACGGCGGCGGCTCCGATGCGCGAGACCGTCTCGCGCGGCGGGTGGGCGACGAGCTCGTGCTGCGTGATGGTCGACGCGCGGCCGACGGCAGAGGCTCCGACGCGCGCCCCGAACCCGGCGCCGATGTCGAACGAGAAGGCGCGAGAAACCGGCTTGGCGGCGAGCACGGCCGCGTAAGCCGCCCGCTGGATCTGCTCATTGATGAGCGGACGGCCCTCGAGGATGCGCTCGACGGCGAGGCCGCGCACATGGAACGTGTACGGCTCACCCTGCGGCGTGAGCTGCCACCATTCCTTGATGCTGGCCCGGAACCCGAGCGCTTCGAGCGCCTTCTCGACCGCGTAGCGCGTGCCCTTGTAGCGGTGCACGATGTAGCTCGCGAGGATGACGCGGCGCTTGACGTCGTCCGGCCATGCCGGGTCCCACACGTCGACCGAGCGCTCCCACGCCAGATGAGGCAGAAGCTGCGCCGGCGCCACATCTGGCCGCTTGACGAGGCGAATGATATTCGACGGCAGATCGAGAATGCGGCCATCGATGCGGGCCAGCGCCACCTCGAGCGGCGTGCTGCCCGGCGGCAGGAGAACCGGACCCTCAGCCATCGACCACCTGCACCGTCACCGTCACGCCGGTGCAGTAGGCCGCGCCGTACGCGGTCGGGTCGACGTCGGCGGCCGGCGATGTCAGCAGCACCTGGTCGACGACGGGCAGTCCGTCGGTGCCGGTCACGTGGGCCGCCGCGAACAGCGCCGAGCGGAGCACGGTGGCCCCGACCCGATGCTGCCGGGCAGCGTACGCCGTGAGCCGCGCCACCGCCAGATCATAAACCGCGCCCGAGTCCGCGCCCGGCCCGACGCGCAGCACCGCCGCGATGGCGTAGGTCGTGATCGTGGCCGCGGACACCGTGACGAAGTCGGCGATGGGCCGCACCTCGCGCGCGTTGAGCGCCGCGGCCACCTGCTGCACGTCGTCAAGCGTCGCGGCGCCGTTGCCGACGTGCGTGATGATGGGCACATGCACGTGCCCCGGCGCGACGCCGATCGAGACCGGCACCCCCGGCTCGGTCTCGCGCGTCGACGATGGCCCGTAGACGGCCGCGTCCTTCACGACCGAGACGAGCGACGTGCCGACGCGGTGGCGCGCCGACAGCGCGTGGAACAGATAAGCGCCCTCGGGTCCGGCCACCGACAGGGCCTCGACGGCGAGCTGACGGCGGCGTCGCAGACTGGCGTCACTCTCCATCACCGCGGCGGCCGTGCTCGTCGCCGGCGTGATGATCATGCGCTCGACGCCGAAATCGGCGGCAACGTTGTCGAGATCCGCGCCGAGCGAAGTCGGCAGCAGCACCGCGCGCACGGCGTCGTTGATGCGTTGCAGGAGCAGCGTCTCGAAATACGCGGCGTGCTCCTCGGTCTTCTTGAGCGGATCGCTCTCGAGGCCGCCGACGTCGTAGGCGATGCCGGACTCTTTGAGCCGCGCGACGAGATCGTCCATGCGCAGCGCGAGAATGGCCTCGTAGTCGACCGGCGTGACGGCATCCGGCGGTGGCAGCCGCGTCAGGTCGATATCGATAAATCGCGTCATCCGACCCTGATCCCCTCAGACAGCGACAGCATCTCGAGCACCCGGGCGCCGCTGCGATCCGGCGTGCGGTCCCCCATGTGCCCGCGCGGGATGTAAAGCCCGGACAGCCGCAGCGTGACGCGCCCGTCCGGCCCCGCCGCCTCGAAGGACAGCTCCTCGAGCTCGAAGCGCGGCTCCCAGCGGTTGAGTGCCTCGGCGACCGCCGCGTAGAACCGGAGCAGCGACTCGTCGGTCATCGGCGCGTCGATGAGCAGCGGCACGTCGGAGCCGTAGTCGCGCCGCATCAGGCGCGACAGCACCCGCGTGGTGAGCAGGTCCTCGATCGACTGGACGACGTGTGCCCAGTCGGTGAGGACCGCTCCCGTGCGCCGGTCGATGCCAACGGAATCCGCCACGCGCGTTACTCGCCGGACTTGGCGGCCTTGCCCTTGCCGGCCGGCGCCGGGGCCGGAGCCGCGGCGACGGCGGCCACCAGCTTCATGCGATGCAGATCGTGCTCGACCTGCCGCGGATGGAACGTCTCGCGATCTCCGGCCTTGTAGTAGGTGCCGAGGAACCAGCCGTCCTCGGTGAATTCGTACTGCACTTTTTCGACGGCCATGGCTCTCTCCTGTTAGACTGCATAAACCTTGCTGGCGCTGCCGACCGCGATGTCGCCGGCGCTGTCATCGTCGCCCTTGCGATGCACGAGCTGGCCGCCCTCGGCTCCGAGATGCACGGTGCCCTCGAGCACGATCGTCGCGGCCTTGATGTGCACGCGGTCGCCCGTGAAATGGATGCTCATGTCGCCGATGGTGATCTTGCCCTCGCCGACTTTGTCGTGCGGGCGCGCGTTCGAATTCGACGGCAGCGACGTGTCGATGACGGCGTCGCTCATGTCGCCGCTCTCGGACGCGACCTTCACCTGCTCGCCGACGGACGGCGGGAAATGCGTTTTGATGGCGCCCATCGCCACCTCTTTCCACGGGATCCAGTCCGTGAGGTACGGCATGCCGTCCGCGCCCTCGCTGAGCTTCACCCGAGCGAGACCCTTGACCGGGTCGACCTCGGAAATGGTGCCGGTGCGCTCGCGGTTCTCGCGGTACCGCTCGAGCTCCTCGATGCGATGCAGCAGGCTCACGATCAGCTCGGGTTGCGTGCGCGGGATCATGACGCCTCGAAAAGACTGATGGTCGACGGGATGGCGTCGGCGTCGGGATGACCGGCCGGCGGCACGGCCAGGCCGGGCGACGTCTCCTCGGCGGCGGCCGGCGGCATGATGCC